CTTTTCTCATTCCCGAAAAATTCCGGGGAGGGGATCTGATGGCGCGGGGTTCCAAGGATGCACGGGCGGCGATCACCTACCTGTCCAAGCTGACGATTCCCGAGGGGCGTCTGGCTGGCAAGCCGGTCAAGCTGGCGACGTTTCAACGCGAGTTCATCCGGGGCGCGTTCGGCAAAGATTGTGCTGTCGGGCTGCTGTCGATCGGGCGGGGCAACGCCAAGACGGCACTGGCGGCGGGGCTGTCGCTGGCGCACCTTGTCGGAGAGGTGGCGCACCAGCCGAAACGCGAGATCATATTCGCAGCGCGCAACCGTGACCAGGCCAAGACGGCGTTCGGGTTTCTGGTCGGGTTCATCGAGGGCCTGCCGGACGACGAGCAAGAGCAATTCACCATCCGGCGCGGTTCCCGGCTGGAGGTCGAGACGGATCTTAACGGCGGCGGGCTGGCACGTGTGATCCCTGCCGATGGCCGGTCTATCCTTGGCGGGGCACCGACGCTGGCCATTCTGGACGAGCGGGCGGCATGGGAGCGCGAGAAGGGCGACAATCTCGAAAACGCCATTCTGTCCGGCTTGGGCAAACGCGATGGCAAGGCCCTGATCATCAGCACCAGCGCACCGGACGACACGAACACCTTTTCCCGATGGCTGGACGAGCCACCCCCCGGATCTTTCGTGCAAGAGCATCGGCCACCCGAGGGCTTGCCCCCTGACGATCTGGAAAGCCTGCTGATCGCCAACCCCGGCGCGCGGCAGGGCATCGGCGCCACCCCGGCATGGCTCCAGGCGCAGGCCCGGCGGGCGATCGCGCGGGGCGGATCTGCGCTGTCGAGCTTTCGCAATCTCAATCGCAACGAGCGCGTGGCGTCCGATGATCGCAGCGTGCTGGTGACGATCGACGAATGGATGAATGCCGAGACGAAACCCGAGGCCATGCCCCCGCGCGATGGCCCTGTGGTTCTGGGCGTGGATCTGGGCGGCAGCCGGAGCATGTCGGCAGCGTCGGCATACTGGCCTACCACCGGACGGCTGGAGGCGATCGCAGCCTTTCCCTGCAACCCCGGCTTGGCCGATCGTGGTCAAAGCGATGGCGTGTCGGGGCGGTATCTGGAGATGGAGGCCCGAGGCGAGCTGCGCACCATGGGCGACACCGTTGTGCCCCTTGGCGCGTTCATTGCCGAGGTGGCCGGGCTGCTGGACGGGCAAACCCCGGCGGCGATCGTGGGCGACCGATTCCGACATGCTGAGTTCGTGGAGGCGCTGCGCACGGCAGGGCTTGAGCGCGTGCCATGCGTGTGGCGTGGCATGGGCTGGAGAGATGGCAGCGAGGACGTGGAGAGATTCAGGCGGGCGCTGTTCGAGCGGCAGATATTCACTGCCCCGTCGCTTGTGCTGCGGTCGGCGTTCGCGGACGCGATCACCGTTGTGGACGTGTCCGGCAATCACAAACTGGCCAAGGCCCGATCGACGGGACGGATCGACGCGGCGGCGGCCACTGTTCTGGCCGTGGCGCAGGGCGTTCGCATGGCCAGCGCCCCCGAGAAAAGCACGAGGATGGCATGGGCATGAAGCGCGGCATCGGATCATCTCTGGATCGTCAAATTCAGTTTCAGCGGGCCACCGAAACAAGTGATCCGTTCGGCGGTTCGAGCCTGTCGTGGTCCGATATTGGCCCCGCGATCCCCGCCCTGCGCGAGGACGTGTCCGACGCGGAAAAGGTTGTGGCGGCCGTGTTCCGCGAGCGGTCCCTGATCCGGTTTCAATGCCGATCGAGCGCGTTCACGCGGGGCATCACGGCAGATGACAGGCTCGAGCACGAGGGCCAGCTGTGGGGCATCGTCGGTATCAAGGAGCCGCAACGCGGGCAGCGTCGGCAGCTGCTGGAATTTTCATGTGAAGGGCCGCTGACATGACGGCGCGTCCGGGCAGATGGGCGCTTGTGCGCAAGGAGTGGCAGGCGGTGCGTCACGGCGTTCTGGAGCGCGACGGCTGGTGTTGCCAGCACTGCGGCGACCGGCGGCGGCTGGAGGTGCACCACAAGCTGCGCGTGGCCGATCATCCCGAGCTGGCGTTCGAGCCGTCGAATTGCCTGACGCTCTGCGGCCCCTGTCACACGATCGAAACCAATCGAGAATTGGGCAACAAACCCAACCCCGAGCGCGCCGCATGGCGCAAAAGCGTGGCCGAGCTGGCCACAACAACATCGAGCGAAGGAGTTCAAAATGCTTGATTCTGTGAAGATCCAGCGGCGGCAATCCGAGATCCGCCAATCGCTGGCCGAGCTGGTCGGGAAAGATACCCCGTCCGAAGATGAAACCCGGTCCATGACCGATCTGGATGCGGAGTATCGCACCAACGAAACCCGCTACCGCGCGTCACTGGTGGCCGAGGATGAGCAGCGCAGCCAAGCGGCTGGCGAGCTGGAAACCCGATCGAGCCGCGAATGGTCCGACATGATGGCCGGTTTCGAGATGCGGCAAGTCGCGTTGATGCTGGACGAGGGCCGCCAGATGGACGGGCAGACGGCTGAAATCGTGTCCGAGCTGCGCAGCGCGGGCGGTTTCCGGGGCATTCCGGTTCCGTGGCAGGCGCTGGAGCAGCGCGCGGGGGAGACGGTCAGCACCGGCACGCCTGACCCGGTTTCCACCCGTCCGATCATCGACCGGCTGTTTCCTGATTCCATGGCCAGCGCCATGGGCGGGCAGATGATCGCGATCGACCAGGGCGCAGCCGAGTGGCCCGTGGTTACGTCGAGCGTGTCGGCAGGTTGGCAGGACGGCGAAACGGCGGCTGTCGCAGGGCCGAGCGTCTACGCGACCACCGATCGGGCCATGACCCCCGCCAACACTCTGGGCGTTCAGATGAAGATCACCCGGCGCGCGCTGAAACAGTCGGGATCCGCTCTTGAGCAGGCCGTCCGGCGCGACATGGCCGGCGCGATCGGGCAGGCGATGGACGCGGCGGCATTTCAGGGCACCGGGGCCAATGGCCAACCCCTTGGCGTGATCGCCGGGGCATCGACCTACGGCATCACTGAGCAGGCTGTGACTGCGAGCGCGAGCTATGCGGCTTTCCGCGAAGCTGTCGCGGCGTTCATGGTGGCCAACGCGGCAAGCGGTCCCGGCGCGGTGCGCGGGCTGATCCGTCCCGAGCTGTGGGACTTCCTTGACGCTACGCTGATCACCGGGACGGCGGTTTCGGAATGGGACCGGCTGACCCGGCAGATGGGGCCGATCGCCACCACGTCCAACGGGCTGGCAGCACCGGCAGGCGCACCCGAGGCCACCACGGCGCTGTTGACCACGAGCGCGGGCGGCGTTGCCCCGTTCTATGTCGGCGCATGGGGCGCGGTGGACGTGATCCGGGATCCGTTCAGCGATGCGGCATCCGGCGGGCTGCGGCTGACGGCACTGGCCACCATGGACATCACCGTTGCGCGTCCCGTGCAACTGCGAGTCCTGACCGGGCTGGAGCTGGCATAATGCTCTATGGCGCAGCACTTGGCGCGGGCCTTGAGCTGCGCGCCGAAAACGATGGAGGGTTCCGCTTGCGCGGGGCCTTCCCCTACGCGGTCGAGGCCGAGCTTGTGCCTGGACGGTTCGAGCTGTTCGAGGCGCGGGCCTTCGCGGGCCGTATCGAGGCTGGCGAGGATGTGCACCTGCTGTCTGGCCACGACTATCAGCAACCCCTTGCAAGCCGCGCGTCGGGTTCTCTGGACATCACCGACACCCCCGAGGCGCTGGTCATCGAGGCGCGGATCGCGGGCGGCACCAGCTGGGCGGCTGACTTTCTGGCAGCGCACAAGGCGGGCTTGATCCGAGGTCTAAGCCCCGGGTTCCGGGTTCCGTCCGGTGGCGAGCGGATCGAGCAACGCGGCAACGGGCTGCTGAGGCGCGTCATACGGGGCGACCTGTTCGAGGTGAGCTTGGTCACACGCGCGGCTTTCAAAGAAGCGCAGGTCGAGGCGCGGGCATGGCAGGCTGAAACGTCTTTGCGCAACGACATTCACCCCCTTAAACGCTGGAGGCTTTGACAATGGGTTTCATGGACCTTTTCAGGCGCGGAAAAGCTGGGGCCGTCACCGACCCCGGCACCGAAACCCGAGCATCCGGCACGGGCTACACGGCTGCAATCATGGCGGCGCGGCAGTCCTACATCTCGGGCAGTTCGGATCTGGCCGAGCTGACAAGCGCGGCGCAGACCTGTGTGAGCCTCTGGGAGGGCGTTCTAAGCGGCGCTGACATCACCGGCACCGACCTACTCGACCGGCACATCATGGCGCTTGTGGCGCGTTCTCTGGCGTTGCGTGGCGAGTTCGTCGGCATCATCGGAGACGGCATCACCCCCGCGTCAGACTGGGATCTGTCCACCCGCAACGGGCGTCCGGTGGCCTATCGTGTCAGCATCCCCGAGGCGGGCGGCGGGCGCACCGAAACCCGGCTGGCAGCGGAGATCATGCATATCAGGATCGGCAGCGATGCGGTGGCACCATGGACAGGCACGGCACCCCTGCGGCGTGCAGCCTTGTCTGCAAACCTGCTGCATGAGATCGAGGGCGCGCTGCGCGACAC